AACATTTTAGAAAGAGAAGCAAAACTTAAATATCGTGGCATCACATATTACAAATCATACAAATCTAATTAAATGAAAACAATTGCACTTGCTCTCGCAGCAACCACCCTAGCGTCTGCACCTGCAACCGCTGGAGTATATGTCAACACAGAATTGAACCAAGGTTACACAGGTTCAGACTATTTCGGTAGAGCTATAGATTTCCACGTTGGTTACGAAGGAGGCACAGATAAAGTTGCCTACTATGTACAAGGTGGTCCATCAGTATTAGCTACTGACGGTGTTAACGGTACTGAGACTGAGATCTCTGGTAAGATCGGAACTAACATTAGTGCTACTGACAAGTTAGCTTTCTATGGTGAGTTCTCTGGTATTACAGCTGGCGACTTCGATAATGTTTACAACGTGAAAGCTGGAGCTAAGTATAGTTTCTAATGTCACAACAAAGCGATAAGGCACGGGCTTCAGTTACTTCACTGACTCCCGAACCTGAACTTAAAGAAGAAAAGAAAGAGACTTTTGATGAGGATATCTCATTAGAAGAAGCTCTATCTACCTTATGAAAAAGTTCAATGAACCATGGCTAGTAGTCTTTTTGGCTCTAGCCTTCTTCATTCACGTGGAAGTACTACACGTTAACTTCCATAGCAGAGAGACACCTCAGTGTCGGACCTCTCTGTAATTTGGCTCTTGGCCTGTTACGACAGATACCCATTAGCCGTCTAGACGGTGAGGATAGACCCACAAAAATGATCACAAAAATTTCAGCTGAGAAACGTATATAACAAATTAGTTTTTAACAATGGCACAACAGTCAACAGCACATCAGGCTTCGGTAACCGTACCTGGTGCTAGTAATGGAGGCGCAGATAGACGCGCCCTCTATTTAAAATTGTTCAGTGGCGAGATGTTCAAAGGCTTCCAGCATAATGCTATAGCTAGAGATCTTGTCATGAAGAGAACTCTTAAAAATGGTAAGAGTTTACAGTTCATCTACACAGGACGCACCAAGGCGGAATTTCATACACCTGGCAACAGTATACTAGGAAACTCAGACGGCGCACCACCGGTAGCTGAAAAGACTATTACAGTAGACGATCTACTTATTAGTTCAGCTTTCCTTTACGAATTGGATGAGACATTGGCTCATTACGATTTGAGATCTGAGGTATCTAGAAAGATTGGATACGCTCTTGCTCAAAAGTATGACCGTTTAACTTTCCGTTCAATCATTCGTGGAGCGCGTAAGGCATCACCTATTACTAAATCTGGATTCTTAGAACCAGGTGGTACACAGATTCAAGTAGGTTCCACATCTCCGGATGCTAATGATGCTTACGATCCAACTAAATTAGTCAATGCATTCTATGATGCAGCGGCAGCTATGGATGAAAAGGGGGTCAGTACTGACGGGAGATTCGGGATTTTGAACCCTCGTCAATATTATGAATTGATCCAACAAGTTGGTGATAATGGTCTAGTTAACAGAGACTCACAAGGTACATCCCGTCAGAAGGGTAATGGAATTGTAGAGATCGCTGGTATCAAGATCTACAAGTCAATGAATATTCCATTCTTAAGTAAGTACGGTACTAAATACACACCTGCTTCAGGTAATGATAATACCGTAGATACTAACGTTGCAGATCCAGGAAATACAGGTACTTTCGTGTCTGAAGGAATGGAAGATGCTCGTAACTCTGTTACTGGTATCAACAACGAATATGGTCAAGCATCTAACTTTGCTAACTCATGTGGCATCATCGGACAGCGTGAAGCTGCTGGTGTTGTTGAAGCAATCGGACCTCAAGTTCAAGTAACTAAGGGAGATGTTTCCGTGATTTATCAGGGTGATGTAATACTTGGGCGTTTAGCCATGGGTACAGATTATGTAAACCCTGCAGCTTGCGTCGAGCTTTTCGCTGGTACAGCTACAAAACCAGCAGCATTCTAAATATGCTTATACAAGGGAGTCATTACGGCTCCCTTTTTTTTATTTATATAACTTAATTATGGCATTCCCTACCACTAACGCTGCTCAAGAATTACCAGCTATCAATCAAATACTGATGTCTTGTGGTCAGGCTCCAGTAACCACTTTAGATGAAACCAACCCAGACGTTGCGATTGCTTATCAAACACTTTTAGAAGTTAGTAGAGAAATCCAAAGTGAAGGCTGGACCTTTAATAAGGAGCCGCATTATGTGATGACACCAGATACAAATAACCACATAGTAATACCAAATAATGTTTTACAGATAGATCTTTCTAACAATGGAACTAATGCTTCTAAGAATGCAATTAGGAGAGGCGGTAAACTTTATGACAAAGAGAACCATACAAATGAATGGACAGATGGTCCAGTAGATTGTGACATACTTTGGCTGTTTGACTGGGTAGACTTACCCCGTCCAATCCAAGACTACATAACTGCTAGAGCCGCTGCTGTTACATGCAGCAGAATCGTGGGAGAAGAGAATTTATATACAATGCTCCAACAGAAGGAGTCATACATGAGGGCAATGGCTCTTGAATATGAATGTAACCAAGGTGATTACTCTTACTTTGGTAAGCCCGATGGTGCAGAACCATACATAAGCTATGAACCTTACAAAGCACTTTCAAGATAATGGTCGCAATTACTCAAAAAGTTAGTAATTATTTAGGAGGAGTATCTAGTCAATCAGATGATAAGAAACTTCCAGGACAGGTTAGAGAATGTTTAAATGGTTATCCTGACCCAACATTTGGTTTAACAAAAAGACCTGGATTTAAGTTTACTAGTCAGCTAAAGAATACAAGTGGAACTGTTTTCACTAACCAACTAGATAACGCTAAATGGTTCTATATCCACAGAGATGGATCAGAAAAATACATAGGATGTATCACACCGTATGCAAACTCAACACTGGGTAACCTTTATGTTTGGAATGCAGACACAGGAGTAGCTTGTACAATCACATATGGCAGTAATGCTCAGAATTATTTAACTGGGATACGTACTAATTATGATGTTTTAACAGTACAAGATACAACAATAATAACTAATAATTCTAAGACAGTTGCTGCTCAAGCAGCCCCAACATTTATTCCAAAAACTAGAGCTACTTTAATTTTAAATGGAGAACCATCTTCTGGAGAAGTTTATACAGTAGTCATTAATGATGGATCAACTGATCATACAATCACAGCTACTGCTGGTGCTTCAGAAACCTACGATACATTACTTACAACTCTAAAAACTAATATTCAAAATAAAGGTATTAGTGGTATCACTTCAAATGATGTACGTATTTATGATAACTCAATACAGATAGATCGTATTGTCAGTGGAACTAGAACAGCATTTTCAATAACCTCAAAAGGTGGTCTACAAAATAGTGAATTATTTGTATTCCAAGATTGGGCTGAGAATGTTTCTAGCTTACCTCCTCAATCATTCCATAACCATGTTGTACAGATCATCAACACAGCTTCCATCGCTGAAGATAATTACTTTGCTAAGTTTGTAGCTGATGATGGAGTACTTGGTAGAGGGTATTGGGAAGAAAGTATTGACCCACAGGTTTCGCCTGGACTAGATGCGGCAACAATGCCCCATGAGCTAGTTAACACAGGGACTAATGCTTTTACTTTAAAACAAATTACATGGACTAACAGACTAGCTGGAGATGATTTAACTAATCCTCAACCTAGCTTTGTTACTAAGAAGATTGAGCAATCTTTCTTCCATAATAACCGTCTTGGATTCTTATCAGGAGACAGCGTTATTATGAGTCAGTCTGGTGAGTACTATAACTTCTATCATATAACTGCAAGAACAATAAGTTCAGCTGACCCTATTGATTTAAGTTGTTCAACTATACGTCCAGCTGCATTACATAGTGTCTTACCTACTACTCAGGGTTTAGTTCTATTTGCAAGTAACCAACAGTTTATGTTGTATGCAGAGGGAGGTATACTTACCCCTCAAACTGCACTGATTAAGACCATTTCTAACATGGAAATGGATACAACTATTGACCCAGTAGATATAGGAACACACATTAACTTCATAAGCAAGACTCCAAACTATACCAGAGTCTTTTCTTACCTAACTAGAGGACAGGAAGAGAACCCACAGGTCTTAGATATAGGAAGGATAGTTAATGAGTGGGTTCCAGCAAACATTGATACTTTAATAGCAAGTCCACAGAACCAGTTCTTGGCTATGTCTAGTCAGAGTTCAGACTATATCTATATATTCCGTACCTACAATGATGGTAAAGAGCAGTTAATGCAGTCATGGTTTAACTGGAAATTAGCTGGCACAGTCCAGACGATTGCTGTTGACTCTGATGATATGTTTGCTGTTACCAAACAGGGAAGCAACTATACTTTATCTATTGCTAACTTATCTCAAAGCCCAGAACAGGCTATTATTGTTAACAACCAAGGTCAACGAGTTAACCCCTGCATAGATTTATATTCAACTGCTACCAACGGTTTAACAGGTAACAACTTAAAAACAGTAGTTTATGATGCTACTAATGATTTATCTAAATGTTATCTACCATATACCGACGTAACTACATTGACACCTGTCCTTGTAATCGCCGGTAGTACGGCTGCAGGTAACTTTGTTGAGTCTGGATTTACAATCACACCTGAAAGAGGTTCCGACTCTTCTGGAGCCTATTTTATAGTGCCTAGAAAGAACCTTGAGAGTCAGGCTAGTAACGTAATTGTAGGCTTCAAGTATGACTTAAATGTTGAACTACCTAAAACCTATTTCTACTTAGATGAGAAGGGGGTTTCTACTGACTATACAGCTACTTTAACTGTAGCCCGTATGAAGTTTGCAGTAGGTCTATCTGGAGTTATGTCCTTTAAATTAAAAACTACTGGACGTTTAGCTTACAGTAAAACCTTTACTGGAGATGACTCAACTACAAACTTTGAATGGCTACAATCAGAATTAGATTATATAGATAAGGATCAGGTTAAAGTCAAAGTAAATAATGTACTTAAAACACTTGGTACTGATTACACATTTCCAACTGCTACTAAAATAACATTCAACTCTGCTCCAGATATTGGAGATACTATTCTTGTCTATATTGATGAATGGTATAACTTAAACCCAACGTCAGACGCTAATAATTATCTAGCTAATGATGTGCCGTTAAACGAAGATAGAGTTTTTACAATACCAATCCATCAGAAAACTAAAAACTTTAGCTTACGAGTCTTTAATGACTCACCATTTCCCGTCTCTCTCAACTCGATGATGTGGGAAGGAAACTACTCACCGAGATATTATAGGAGGACTTAAATATGAGTGCAGAATTAGCCGTAGCCTATGGTGTTAGTCAACTAGTAGGCGGCTTCTTTGGACGTAAATCAGCTAATAAAGCCAAAAAAGAAGAAGATAAGTTTCTTGATGAAAAAGAAGCTATTGATAATCTATCTAGAGACTATAGGATAGATAGCCTTAAGGCTGGTAGAGCAGAAAGTATCCGAAAAATTGACCATCAAAAACGGAATGCTAGAAGTGCTGCTCTCTTTCAAGATAAGTTAAATAAGCAGAAGTATGACTACTCATTAAAAATACGTGATCATCAAATCCGTCAAAATGAAAGGAAGTACGAAAAGTCAGAGAAGCTATATGGACAAGCTATTGACCTTAATGCAAGGGAAGCTGCTTCTGCTAAACGCTCACAGATGCGTGAGTTGTCAGAGGCAGTTAAAGAAAAAGCCTTTGCTAATGAGAATAGGATTATTGAAAGCCTAATTGCACGTGGTGAATCCCGTGTTAAATCGGGTAATTCAAATAATAATAAGATTGGTCAAGCACAGCTATTTGCACTAGGACAGAACATGGCTGTAGATGCTGAGTCGTTGTTCAGTGCAAAGATTAATACAGGTGAAGCAATAAGAGATATTGATCGTAATTGGGAACAGGCAGATGTGAACGCTGATGCACGAAGAATGCTGAAGCCAGAAGATCCTCCTATGCCTCCCTCACCACTAATAACACAACTACCCGACTTCTTATACCCACCTGAACTAGAAGAATTTCACTTTGGACCTCCTGTTTTAAGGGGTCATAACTCCGTCCAAGTCCCATCATGGGGAAGTATCTTTGCTGACGCTGCTACAAGTGGTATCAGTATGTATGCAAATAACTATCAAGGAACTTCATCTACAGACTTTGGGAGTACACGAGACGCAGGTTTTAAACAAGGCTACTAATAACACATTATGGCAAAAGCAAAATACCGAGGGTACGCCCGTGGTAAAGGCTTCCAGCAACGAGACCCTGGATACGCTGCCTTAGAGCAGATGAACAAAAGAGATGATGAAGTTATACGTAACTTAAAAGAAAACAAATCTGACATTGAAAGTCAGGGTCTACAAGCTTTAAGCAACTTAAAAGACAGACAAAGAATTGAAGAAAAAAATGTTGAAGACATCAATATGGAGCCGGAGATTACGGCTCTTAAGCAAAGTTCTTTACAACAAAACAGACAGACCATAGATCAGCGTCAAGATGCTGCTTACAAAAAGTTCCAACAAGAACAAAAGAATATTGAAAAACTAGGTCAATTTAGCGAGACAATTGCTAGTAGTTTATTAGATATAAAAAAGAAAGACTTAGATGCAACTATTGAAGCTGGTTATAACTATTACATTTCCAAACCAATACCCAGCGATCAACGGGATTCATTCTTACTTGAAGAAATCCAGAAGGTAAAGAATCCTGGTGCATTGATTGAACAATATGCAGCAGATCTAAAAAAGAGAGGCGCACATCCAGAAGAAATAGAGCATGTTCGTAAATGGAATAATGGACCTGACTACTCACGTTTAAAAGCACAGGCAAAAAATGCTGGAGCTAACTATGGAGGTTGGGCTAGACAGCAACTACAAGGAATAGGTGCATTAAGTCTTGATCAGACTGAAGCAGCCTTGGAGATTTTACAACTTGAATATTTAAAGATTAATAATCTCTATGGGTTAAACGCTGATTTCTTAGGTGACATGTTTGACACCATGCGTGCCTCTAGAAATACCATACTTAGTGATACTAGAAATACAGATGCAACTGCTAAAGCTGAAGGTACGGTTCGTAAACTAGAAGAAGCTGTTCTCAGTACACTGAGTGGTGAGGATATGCAAGCGTTAGCTGAAGCCTATTCTATGGTTTCAGAAAATGGTAAGTACAGGAGGACCATAGCTGATGGCTGGAGACATGTTTTTACCCTGATTGAAGATGATAAACTCACAAACAGAGAACAGAAAAATAGTATTATTGGGACTTTAAAGACATTAAAATCTACAGATCAAAACTCAACTATTTATGATCGATATAAAAGAGATATCTTTGAGTCAGAAAGAAAAAGAGGTAGAACATCAAAAGCTAATGCTGATCTAGAATTAATAGAGAATCAGGTGAACGGTATAAAGGCACAGGCCATTGGTGAAGATTGGGTTAAAAGTGGTAAATGGGATATGAAAGATGGATCAATAGATGAAGTAATGAAGTATGTAAAGGCTGCAGGTGGTGATATATCACTACTACAAGCACATAAAGCTTTAAGCCGTTCTAGTCAAAAAGAGAACGTTTGGAATACTTATTTAGAGGGCTTAGGAAATCGTTTAGGACGTGAGCATTTAACAGATCCAAACATTCCAGCTTCTGTCAAAAAAGAATGGGGACCAAAAGCTGATAATCTTGATCAAGGTAGACAAGGTGGTTTTACTGATAAAAAGTTATCAGAAATGTTTTTAAAGCAATTAAAGTCTAATCTCAAAATAACAACTACATTTGAGACATACCATTACAGTGCAGATGTAGCAGCCAACAAAGCTATTGATCTTTATAACGATAAATTAGTAGAGCTAAATAAAGCTGGTAGTGACCCAGCATTGAACCATGAAAAAGCGTTTAAGTATGTCATGGATGATATCAATAATGTAAAAACAGGAGAGTTTCAGATTTTAAATAGCGGTGATGATAACAACCCATTTAAAGGACAGTCAGTCTATGCTGGTTTCACATTTGTACCTAGCAAGAAACAAATAGATACAGCTAATGATCAAAATGAATTAGCTTTTGGAAATCCAATAACGTTAGATAAAAACATCCAACTCATCAATCAAGATATAAAAGCTATAAACGAAACACAATTTTTAAATGGTCGTTATTTAGACATTCAAGCAGCAAGAATAAAGAAAGGACTACCTTACAGAATCCCTAAAGAATTAAGAGATCTTTCACGTTTTGTAGACATACCAGTTCATGAACTACTGAACGCTCAACTAAAGTTAGCTGGTCATGAAGGTTTTACGGAAGAAGATTTTAGAATACCACTGTCCAAAGATGTCACTGATGATGCACTCAAACAAGCCATCAAAAATATTAGAACTGTTGGTGATCTACTAAATATTGAAAAGTTAAAAAGAAACCCTAGAGATCCTGAAGGCATGACAGTTGAAATCAGAGCCTACAAACCCTTTTCAGGTGAAAGTTTTGATAAATTAACACCTAATAACTCTATGGCTTTAGGTCGTGTCATTGAGACTTCAAGAGGAAAAGTTGCAATAGACGAAATTAAAGTAATCAATGAAAACGAATTTACATTAGACGGTGAATCCCGTACATGGCTACTAGACAACATAGACGATTTCAATATTCATTATTCTTTTAAAGAAGGTGAGGCTGGTAAATTCAAATTTGGAGGTAATTAATGGACCCGATTGACAATAAACAAAAAGAGTACGAAACCTTTTTACGTGAAAACTTAGAACAACGATACGACGCAGCAGAAGAAGCACAAGCTCAAGAGAGTCAACCTTCAACTAACCAATCTCCTACAACCACTCAAGCACAGCCGCAAACTCAACAAGATAAGCCGGAAGAAGAAGAAAAAGAAGAATCTGAAAGTGGTTGGGATACTCCAGGGAATTACCTAAAAGCTACGGCAGCAGCTACGCTTGATGTCCCAATGGATATTATTGGTAAAATTCCAGGGTTACAGAAGTTAGATGAATCATGGGATGAAGCTACTAAGTTTGAAAATGAAACAACTCAAGGTATTAGACGTGCTGCTTCAGTCATTATCCCCAACATTATTGCTGCTAGATACTTTGGTAAGAAATTAGATGCTACCCAATTAATGGGTATTCAAAAAGCAGTCGCCAATATTGGTGGTAATGCGTTGATAAGTTCAGGCATTATGGGTGTCAGTGATTACGGTGAAACAGAGGATAATTCCTTCCGAGCAATGGCTGATGCCTTACCTGATGTCTTTGGTCCTCAAGGTCAATTTCCAATACCAGAAGATTGGAAAACATTAGATGGAGATAATGTAGCTGTAAGGCGACAAAAGAATATGTTAGATGAAACTGTTCTTAGTGGCTTTGGAGATATTATTGGTTACATGTTAAATGCAGGTAAACCAGTACTTCATTGGTTTAAACCCATTAGTAAAGAGGCTAAAGAGTTTAAAGCAAAGACGATTGCTCAATATGCAGATACAGATACACAACGCGGTATAGCTAATCTTGATCAAGCCATAGCTGATTCCAGTATTGGACCTGATGAAACAAAGAAGCTTACAAAGTTAAAGTCTGACATCATCAAGCAATTAGAAGAAAAAGGTTTTACTGATTTTACTGGTAATGATTTTGATGCTGCATTAAAGCAAGCTCAGAAATCTAGACGTATTCAGATTGAGAATGAAGCTTTTGCAAAATTAGAATCTGAAATGCAAACGCTTGGTAAAAACTTAGACGAACTAGAAGCCAAGATAAAAGATGCTGATGGTGGGTTTGATCCAAATATTACTCCAAACCTAGCTGATGAAACTCTCACAGCTGGAAAGGCAGCTATCCCACCAGGGAATGTCATGCTTAATGCTGCAGACCATGCTTATCAATTAAAAACAGGAATTGAAGGTACTCCTAATACGATTACCGAAAACATGACTAAGAAGTTCTTTAACGTACCAGATAAAGAAGGTAGAGAAATTATTGCTGAACTAGGTGAAAAAGCAAAGGCTGTAGGTGACCATGAGATTATGATAAATAAGCTACGGTTTACTCAGAGAAATATGTCTAACGCTGCATGGCGTTACTACAGAGATATAATGGACCCTGAAAAATCAGTTGATGATATACGTTCTTTGTTTGAAGAGAATAAACAATTCATTGAAGTATTAACTGATGAGGGTGGTAATACTACCGATCAAGTTCGTTATATCGGTGAAGTCAAGGCTGAAGCTAGTGCTTATGCACTGAATGATTTAGTAAGACTTTATTTAGGTAGAGATGTAACTGAACAATCAGCAAGAGTGATGAATACTCTTGGTAAAGAGATCTCAGATAAAGCAGCTGCAGTTACATCCTACACAGGATTAACTAACCCAACTAAAGTCATGAAAGATATCTTAGATAAACAAGGATATCTAATGCATGAGTATGGGATGAATAAATATATATCTGGTTGGCAACTACAAAATAAAAACAAATGGAAGCACCTCTCTAGAAGTAAGAAACATGGAGAAGCTTATGTAGGTCTAACACGTGAACAGTTTAAGAAAGCTTCCAAGATGAAAGAGGAGCAATGGGTAGCTTTTAGAGATGAGATTCTAGCCTTTGAAAAAACTAATCCTCAGATCATTAAACCTTTAATGGAAGCATGGGTCTATGCAGATGGAAGTGTAGATACACTTAATAAACTCTATAAATTTATGGAGAAGCAAGTAAGTGTAGGTGGTTTCCTTGTAAGCCCAGATCCTCACAGTATGAACTTGTTTGCAAAAGGTATGTGGGGTGTGATCTATAACAACACATTGTCAGGTTTATCAGGTTTAAGAGCGTTAACTGGTAACACAACCATGATGATTCTTAAACCACTATCAGCAATATTAGGTGCTGGTGGAGAAGCACTCTTAAAAGGTGATATGGAACCAGTTAATCGTGCTTTATATCTCCATGCGGATGTATTTAATACAGTTAATCGCGCTGTTAAAGATGGTATGACTCGTATGAAACGAGTTCATAACGATGCTGACTTTATGAAAACTGTTTTACGTAAAGATTATGTAGTAGAAGACGATAAGCTTTGGGACATTTTAGATCAGATGGTTCCTACATGGGAGAAGGAAGGCAATCAAGGTATGTTATTTCAGTATGGTTGGGCTAATTGGAATAGAAAAATATCCAAGATGTCATTTATGCGTACTGGTACAACAATGATGGCTGGTGTTGACGGTATGACCGATACCTTTATGGGTACATTGCATTCAAGAATGAAAGCTTATGATGAAGTCTTCACGAAATCTGGAAGAACATTAGATAAGAAAAAGTTTTGGAATCAAGTTAGAGATGCAGAGAAACAAAACTATAAAACTTTCTTTAATCACGAGGGTGTTTTAACGGATGAAGCTGCCAAGATGGCATCTGGTGAGGTTGCTTTAAACCTCGATACAGATATATCAGATTACGTAAATACCTTTACAACTAGATACCCACTTTTAAAGAACTTCTTCATGTTCCCTAGAACTGGAGTTAATATGTTCAACCTTGCTGTCTCCTATACACCCTTAGCTAAGATTCCTGGCCTTACAAAACAGGGCAGACTATTGGCTGCAGGTAATGATATAGATAAAATCAAGGCTGCATTAGCTGAACACGGTATTAAGAGTATTGAAGATACGCCTAATGCAATGGCTATCTATCAAAACTTGAGGAATGAATATCATGGAAGAATCATGATGAGTAGTGGAACAGCTATCCTCGGCTACTGGTATGCAATGGCTGGAAATATACGTGGTAATGGACCTACTAATAACTCAGATAGACAGAAACTAAGAGCATTAAATTGGAAACCAAAGACAATTAACATTGGTGGCAAATGGGTTAGCTATGAAGGTATCCCTATGCTTGATTCGATGTTGACTTTAATGGGAGATTTAGCCTATTACCAAAAAGATCTTGGCTCAACACTTACTGAAGATTTCCTCAGAAAAACAGCTTGGACATTATCAGCAACATACGTTAATAACACACCGTTATACGGTCTAGAACCATTACAAGCAGCTATGAATGGTGATCAATCAGCTTGGAATAGAATTGCAGCAAACATGGCTAGAGGATTTATACCTCTATCAGGTGCAGTAGGTGTGACAAGTAATATGATTACCCAATCACAAAAAGATATATACAACGATTTACTTGGGTATGTATACAATAGAGTACCCATTGCTTCCAGCACGCTTCCAGAACAAATTGATTTCTGGACAGGTAAGGAAATTAATGAAATAGATAATCCTGTTTTGAGAATATTAAATGCTATTAGTCCGATCAAAGTTAGCCAAGGTGATGAAGATTGGCGTAGATGGTTAATAGATATTGGTTACGATGGTCCTTCACGGATTAGTAAATCACATCGCGGTGATTTTGAATATACACCAGAGATGAGAGAAGAGATTGGTAGGATTATGGGTCGTATGGAGTTACATAAAGAAGTTAAACGTATGATGGGTTATAAATCATTCCAAGAGGAAGTTAAAGAACTTAAAAAAATACGTGACATGGGTGTAGGTCATGAGGAGTTAAAGCGACAGATTGAGAACTCTAATATTTATGATGAATTAAATCGAATAGTTAGGAATGCTCAGAAGTTAGCTGAAGATGAATTAATGAATGACCCTAAATATACAGCGATTGGAGACATTATTAATAGTAGACGAAATACTAAAAACCTTATTAAAGCTGGAGATTACAAAGGGGCATCTAATGCTTCGGAAAAAACCAAAGCTTTACAAGATTTACTGAAATACACCCAACAATAATTATGCATACATGCAATGGCCGCTACAGAAACAAACATAAACTCAACGGGTGCAACATCGTACCCGTTTACATTTGAATATTTAAAGACCAGTGACGTAAAAATCAGCGTTAATGGCACGGCTACTACAGAGTTCATTATTCCTAATGGATCTCCTACAACCGTACAATTTAATACAGGACACGTACCAGCTAGCGGTGCAGCAATTAGGGTTTATCGTGATACAGCAGATGACAACTTAGTTGCCACCTTTTACCCTGGATCAGCAATAAGATCACAAGACTTAAACGATAACTTCCAACAAAATTTATTTGTAACACAAGAATCATCAAACGAAGCTGCTAGTGCTACAACTACGGCTAACTCTGCTACAACAACAGCTAATGCTGCGACAGCTACTGCTAACTCTGCTACCGCTACATCTAATACAGCAGCCACAAATGCTTCAGCAGCGGTCACCACAGCCAACACAGCTTCATCTAACGCCTCAGCAGCAGTAACGACAGCTAACACAGCCTCTACTAATGCTACTAATGCAGTATCTACGGCTAATACAGCTTCAACTAATGCTACGAATGCAGTTAATACTGCTAACACAGCTAATGCAACTGCGAACACAGCGAACACAACAGCTGGTAACGCAGTCACTACTGCTAATGGAGCTGTAACAACAGCCAACGGAGCTGTAACGACTGCTAACGCTGCAACTACTACAGCTAACTCAGCCGTTACTACAGCTAACTCAGCCGTTACTACAGCCAACGCTGCTACAACCACAGCCAACACAGCGTCTACAAACGCCTCAGCTGCTATAACTACTGCTAACTCTGCATCTGCTACTGCGACAGCCTCAGCTAACACTGTTGCTAACTCAGCTATCTATCAGGTTGTAGCTAACTATGCTGCACTACCTGCACTTAACAGTGTTGATAATGGTAAGTTCTATCAAGTCTCTGACTCTACAAGTATAGAGAATAGCTTTAGTGATATAACTGGTGAACCATCTGGCTTCACAGGTCATAGTGGATTATCAGTTAAGCT